TCAAGGAGAACTATTAACTTACACTATCTTTGGTACTAATATAACACAAAGTGATATTAAAGAACCTCTTACTGGTAACTTATACATTGAAGATAACAGAGCAGAGATGGTAGTCAATGTCTTAGAAGATAATACAGTAGAGGATCAAGAGAATATGATCTTCTCTATAGATGAGTACGGTGCTCAAGCTACTGTTGTCATTTCTATGGAGCAAGAGACACCTTCGGAAGGTGAGACAGATGAAGATATCGTTGATGATGCACCAGAGTTTGATTATCCAATCATAGATCCTGATACTGGTGGTATCATTGACATTGAAGTCAAGAGATCTGGACGTAGATATATTGCTAAACCATTCATTACATTGGAGAGTAACGTAGGTTATGGTGCTCACGTTGAACCTATTATTAATAGTCAGGGTTATTTGTCAAGAGTAAGAGTCATTAATCCTGGCTTTGGATATACTGGACAGACTAGACCTGATACAACTGTATGTCAATTGGTTAATATATTCCTTACTAATGTTGGTGGGTTCTATACTGAAGCTCCTAGAGTATTAGTTGATGGTGTATCTGGCATTGCACGTGCTACAATAAGTGCACAGGGATTTGTTACTGGTATTGAATTGATTAGAAAAGATATGCAGTATACTTTTACACCTAAGATACAAATCTTTGGTGGTAATGGTTTTGGTGCCAAAGCAATTGCTGATTTACAGTGTGTTCCTGCCGAGGAATCTAACCTCATCCTTCAGGGACTTGCTGCTGACCCTGCTAATTATGTTGACTGTCCCTAATGGCATATTCTGAAGAACAACTTACTAATACCTTTACTAGAATCTCTGGAGGTGGTCACTTACAACAAGAATGTGATCATATAGATGATTCTTATATGATTCTCAAGCATAAGGAAGGACATCATATCTTCCTAGATGCTGATGGATCGGTTCAGATATGTGCAGTGAAGGTACCTGCTGACAACAAAAATGCTGGTAAGATGAAGGTTAGCGTCTGGGGTGACGCAATGGTTAAGATTCGTCAGAATGCTGACATAGAAATATGTGGTGATGCTGGTATTGAAGTTGATGGAGATATTAATGCACACTCAACAGGAGATCTTAAGTTAGGTTCAGAAGGTAACGTAAAGATTGTAGCTGGACAGAACGTAGAGATACACGCTGGACAAGCAATAGGTCTCGGTGCTAAGGCAAAACTATCCATTGATACTCCTAGGATAGAAGAGAACACAGATATGAAGAAGAGTACTGTTAGTGGTCCTGTTACTGATGAGATTCACGGTGAGAGAACTCTTGCTATGACTGATCCTAGAGGTACCTTCCACATTAAGAGTAAGGGTCATATGATCCATAGTATTAAGGGTGATCACCTAACTACTATAGGAGGTAGATCTAACACCAAGATTGGAGGTATGATACCAGTGCCACCACTACCTGCTATGGCAGCACAAACTGCTGCAACCCAGAGTTTGATTGGTCAGAAGGGTGGTACTGGTAGGATAGAGAAGATTATGATAGGTAATGATGTCAAGACTGTTACAGTAGGTAACTCTGTAACCAACGTGGCAGCAGGTAACCTTGTCAATACAGCAGGTGCTGGTACCATTACAATGGCAGCAGGAGTTAATGCTACTATAACAGCGTCCTCTAACGTGACTATTGCGGGAGCCACAGTTTTCTTGAATTGACTTGACAACTGTGCTATACTGTGAACACGTATGGGAAGGTCAGAGATGACTGAGGACTATCTGAACAAAGTTGTTGTAGATGTGGAATCACGTTGCGTCAGGATTTATTCTGATGAAGGTGAGAGCAATACAATTGACTGTTCCGATGACTATGAAGCATTTCTTCGAGTCGTAGAACTATGTCGCAACGAAGCGTCAGAGGAGACTGTCTACGCTCCACTCTCAGATAGCTAATCTGAGGGGAAATTCGACTTTTAATTCCCTAAAAGTCGGAAAAAAAACTCAGGCGGTTTTTACCCTCTTTAGTTTTTTTATGTTATACTAAATAAATCACCAGAATTCGTCGTTATGGCACAACAGACCAATAAAGCAGATCAGTATGGTTTGTTTTCACTATTCCCGATGTTCCTATATCGTGGAAAGTTGCAAACCCACGCAAAGTGGAAAGACCAGATTGTCCCAATTATTCAGCGTAGATACGAAGAGCAGAACGGGTCAAATAGTTATACAAGAGATACAGGTGGTACAGCGTCTTGGAATTGTGACTGCTATACCTCATTCTTTGATGAGAGTATGGTTGATCATACTAAGGAAACTGAGATCCCTATAGGAGAATTGCTTCAGGACATTTCGCAGAATATCCAAGAAGCTATCAAAATGGCAGAATTTTACCCTCACGCCTTTTTGGTCGCTCAACAGTGGTTTAATGCATATGGTCCAGGACAGAATCAAGAAGCACATAACCACGTTCCCTCACATCTGTCTGGTGTCTATTATTTCAAATATGACCCAGAAAAGCATAATACGACAACGTTTATGAATCCCAATACGATGTTCTTTGAGGGACCACGTTTTAATAAGCATTATTACGATCCTGATCTATGTGGTTATGGTTGTTATAAGGAAGAAATGCAATTGAACATCGAAGAAGGTGATATTGTAATTTTCCCTTCTCAGTTGCAACATATGGTTCAAAGACAACCTGGTCTTACCAAGAATCCTGATGGTGAATTGTATATGTCATTCTCCTTTAACGTGGAATTAGTGTCAGAGCAAGAAGCTTCACAGAGACTTGGAGATCAGTTGGGTACAGATAATGCACCTACAGAGAATATTCCAACAGGTGCTGGTGGCGGTGTTGAAGGTCCAAATCCTGGTGGTGCTCCTGAGACACCAGATGGCAATGCTGGAGAATGGTCTTCTGACTGGTTCTAGTTTCAACACACAGGGGGATGCAATAATCCCCCTTTTTTGCTAAAATAAGGAAGAACAATTTTTCTTATGAACGGCAGACTTAGCAAAGTAATGATGACTGCTCATCTTATGAAGATCAAGAAGGGAATCGATGATAAGCATTGGTTCCCCGAATGGGATGATAAAGAGCGTTGGGCAGCTCAACAAGCTTTAAATTGTGCCCTTGACGTATTAGATGAGTATTGGCAATGACACCAAATAGACACGACATCCCTATCTTAGGTGATATCTACACGAAATCAGAAGTAGATGCACTAATTAAGGCTGCCGTGGATGAAGCAAGAGCAATCGATGAAGCATCGATGCGTAAACACAACCGAGATGCAACAATTATCTCTATGATACTCGGTTTTATCTGTCTAGCACTGTTTGTAGACGGGTTACTAAGAATTTTAGGTATTATACCTCCATTTATGGATTTGGACGTTAATGTGATAGATGATATTACAGAAAAGGTAGAAAACGACATTATGCCATTAGTTGAACCTACTTTGAAGCGAGGTCTCCAATACATACCTGGTAGATAATATAAATACCCAAAGGATATCCACATACAGTATTTTAGGTAATGGCACTTACCAGATTAGAGAATCTTATATCCAGTAAGACTGGACGTTTCGTCTACGTTTCTCCTGATGACTTTAATGCATCTGACGACGTAAACAATAGAGGTAATTCTCCTACCCGACCATTTAAGAGTATACAGCGTGCTTTCCTTGAGGTCGCACGCTTTTCATACAAATCAGGACCAGATAACGACCGTTTTGACGAGTTCACAGTCGTATTATCTCCAGGCGACCATTATATTGACAACAGACCAGGTGTAGGTAGTGCCAGTCTTATACCTGATTTCAGTAGTAATGTTAACTTTGACTTAGGTAACTCTCAGAACGATCTATACAAGTTTAACTCAACTACAGGTGGATGTATTGTACCTCGTGGTACTTCTCTAGTTGGTATGGACTTGAGAAAGACGAAGGTTCGTCCTTTGTATGTGCCTAACCCTACTGATAATACTATTCCAGATTCATCCATATTCAATGTAACTGGTGGATGCTATTTCTGGCAATTCTCTATTTTTGACGGTAAAGCAAAGGTATATTTCGACACTACAGGAAATAAGGCTAATCCTACTTTCTCACACCATAAGATCACTAACTTCACTTTTGCTGATGCAGAAGACCTTGATCTTTACTACGATAAGATCGGTGATGCATACCTTAATATGGTCACTGACATCAACGTTGATGGAGCTATTGAAGAGACTGACCTAGAGAACAGAATTGTTGGTCCTCTTTCAGATAAGAAGATTATAGAATCTGTTACCCCTCAGACACTTGGTGGTAACGCTACAGAAATTAAAATTAAGACAAAAGCACCTCACGGTTATTTTGTCGGACAGTTCATTACTGTTGATGACACTGGTCTAACTAATGACCTTCACGGTTCATTCCTGATTACACGTTTAGACCCTGCTGATAATACATTATTCTATTATCGTGTAAACACGAATATAACCTCTCTGATTTCTGGTACTACCTATACTACTGCATCTTTGCCACCTAACAGGTTGAATGAGAATGCTATTGTACAGGCAGAGATTGATACTGTTGACTCAGCGTCACCATATATGTTCAACCTTTCCATACGTTCTGTATGGGGTCTTTGTGGTCTTTGGGCTGATGGATCTAAGGTTACTGGTTTCAAATCGATGGTTTGTGCCCAGTATACTGGTGTGTCACTACAGAAAGACGATAGAGCATTTACTAAGTTTAACGAAGAGACAGCACAGTTTGACTCAGCGTGGAATGGCGTAGCTGTAACAGATCCAGAAGAACTATCTACTGGTTCATTCGCTACTACACCATATCATACTGATGGTAGAGCATACTTTAAGAATGAGTGGCGTAATGCTCACGTTCGTCTGTCTAATGATGCTTTCATTCAGGCAGTTTCGATCTTCGCTGTTGGTTTCGCAGATCACTTCTTAATTGAGTCTGGTGCTGACATTTCAATTACCAACTCTAACTCTAACTTTGGTAACACAGCGTTGGATGCTATCGGATATAAAGGATATGCATTCTTCCAAGATAAGCACGGGTATATCACAGATATCGTTCCACCTCAGACAGTTGATACTGATGATACTACACAACCTCCATATTACGGTATAGATATTCTTGCATCTAAGGAACCTCAAGGTGCAACACGTATATACTTGTCTGGTGAACCAGAAGATATAGCTGATCCAGATAAGACACCATCATATATCCTACAAGATTATAAGGTTGGTTCTAAACGTGATGATAGAATTTTCTCCAAATTAGAACCTGATATTTCAGGTGGTGAAGCAGGTCCACAAGAGAAATCTGCTGAACTATCTCCTGCTGGTTTTGACACATATACTGTTTCTACTCTTTCTACTGCATCACAGTCAGTACAGAATGCACAGGGTGAAACAATCACATATCGTACGACAATCTTTACTTGTCCTGAAGCACACGGTTTATACACAGGTAGCCCTGTTCGTTTAGTACCTAATAGAACTAGCAACACTATTGCTGATGAATTAGTTCGTCTTCCTAAGGGATTAGAACCTAATACTGTATACTATATTATTGCTCCAGGTCGTCATACAGCACCTGTTCCTCCAGATCAAACATTCCCAACAGAGGATCTAAACACATTCTTGTTAGCAGCATCTGAAGATGACGCTGCTGCTGGTAACGCTATCTACATTCCAGAAGGTTTAAATGCTGGTGTTCAGATAGAGATGTTCCAATACATCTTCGATGTTATTCCAACACCTTACAAGTATAAGATCACTAATGCTGATCCTGCTACTAATGAGTTTACACTAGAGTCTCCACACGTATTTGATAAGGGTTTTGCAACTAAAGCAGCAACACCTGTATTCTTCCGTGCTAAGCCTGGTTCCCAGCTTCCTACGGGACTGGATAAGAATAAGATGTATTATGTCATATATGACAATAGTAGCGAGAATACTAATAAGTTTAAGATTGCAGAAACTGCTGCTCTTGCAATTCAAGGTGGTGGTGTCCCGTATAGTATTACATCAAGTGGTACAGTTGGACAGGCTGGTCAAGATGAAGTATACGTATTCTCTTGCAACAACCGTCATCCACTGAGATATGATCCAGAAATGACTGCATCTCCACTAAGAGATGGTCATTGGTATCTAAATGTTTTGAATACTGGTACACAACCTAACCAGATATATCAACGTATTTCAACCTTAGACGAGTATGTCAATGAAGAAATCCTTACAACCTCAAATACGTACATCAAACGTATCAACGATAGACGCAGGGAAGATGACCGCATCTACCGTCTCCGTTACGTCGTACCCAAGGAAGTTGACAACGTACGTGAACCATTGCTCGGTTATGTCATTAAGATCAGGACTGACGAGAATAGAAGATTAAGACCTCAGAAGATTGTTTTAGAGGCATTAGATGGTACTACAGATATGCCAACATTCTATGGTGGAGATCCTACTGTAGATGGTAATGGTAATAACTTACCAATACACAGCGACTATAACTATGATCCTTATCTAACTGGTAATAGTAAGTCTCTTGTAACTGATTCTGGTGTTAAGTTCACTATTGAATCTGCAAGGCAGAAGATGGTTAGTTCTGTCAATAGAATTGAATTAACAGTTGTAGATCATACTATTAATACTAACATAGCTGCTGGTACTGCACTAGCATCTGGTACTATCCTCACAGAATTTAAACTAACCAGTGTTGCTGGTGGTGGATTTATAACTGGTAACTCCGTTGCTTGGTCTGGGTTCTCTAGTAGTACCGAGATAAGTGGTACACTTCCTACTGTTCATAAGCAGTATACTGAAGGTGGAAACACATATGTTGTTGTAGCAAGTGATTTCTCACTACTTCCATATATCAGTTATGATGCTAATAGTAGCACAATACTTGCTAGTGGAACAGGTACTGGTATTTTGGCAGAGAAGCCAAATGGTGGTAGAGATGACTTTAAGACCTATGATGATGATCTTGGTAGACAGTATGTTATCCAGAACGCACCAGTATACACCCTAACACCTGGTGATTTTGTTAGAGACGAAACTGATGGTAATCAGAAAGACTATAAAGTTGTTTCTGTTTCTGATGTTGATGAGATTGATAATACCTATTACATCTATCGTGTTAAGACTCTTCGTAAGAGAATCTATAACCAGCAAGATGGTATTTACTATCTGACTGCTCTACGTGGTGACTTTGCACCATCTGTAAGTGAGTTTAACTCATTCAAGTTTGGTCATCCAACAGAGAGACTATATCCTGAACTATTTGCTGATGATCCACTGTGGTTCGACCCTAATGGTGATGGACAGACTGTTAAGGATGCTCCAGCAACTATATCTGTTGCTGACAACTATGTACACGGTCTCGTTGTTGCTGATGATAACAAGAACAGTATTACTAGGGAAGCTACAGAGAATCTTTTAACTAATATTGGTAGATTTGGTGGTAATGATCCTATTACTGTAAGTCTTGCTGCTATGGATGGTAAGGCAGTTGCTTCTCGTGAAGACAGAGTTATTGGTATTGAAGGAGATAGTAATGATGTTGCTGACCGTAGGTTCTATGTTGAACTTAGACGACCTTCACAGGCAAGATCTGGTAACCACACGTTTGAATACACTGGATTTGGTCCAGGTAACTACTCAACTGCATTCCCATCTAGACAGGAATACGTTCTATCTGACGATGAAGTCCTCTTCTCTCAGGCAAAACGTCAAGACGGTGGTGTTGTATTCTACTCTGGTCTAAACGCTAACGGTGATCTATTCGTTGGTAACCAAAGAATTAATGCTATCTCTGGTGAAGAGACTAAGATTGATGACTCTATTCTAAGGGTAGCTGGTGAGAACGTTGATGAGGAAGAGAATACTAATGATCTAACAGTTGACACCTTAACCGTTAATAAGAAAGTTAAGTTTGCTCTATCTGCTGACTTTGAAGTTGCTGCTTTAGGTGGTACTAAGTTTACATCACCTGTTGAGATAGAACTAGCAGAGGATCCATTTGCTAATAGTAGTGATGATAAACCTGCACTCCTTGTTAAGAGTGTTGGTAATATTGGTAATCCAAATGTTGACCCAACACTTACTACTACTGATCTAGGTGTTAACCCAGTCTTTAAACCTAATAGTATTGCATTTGCACAATGGTTAATTAACCCACGTAATGAAACTAGTGGTGTTCAATATGCAATTAAGACTTCTACAGATAAGACAGTCCCTGCTTCTGAAAGCTTTAAAGAAGAAGGAACAATTGAACTTCGTGGTACCCAGACAGTTGGTGAAGCACATAGAATTGCTAACGTCAACTACAACACTTCCTTAGGTTGGATATACACTCAACTTAGTGGATGGGATGGCGGTGCTATTAACTATGGATGGAGAGAGTGGGGTCTAATTGGTACTGATGCTCTAACCACATACACTACAGGTTCTGGTTCTACTGCTAACGATCCTGGTAATGATATGAGGTTGGGTATTAACCTCAGAAATGTTCGTACCACTAATGCTAGTGTTATTCCGACACAAACACTAGACGTAGAAGGTTCAGGTATCTTCCGTAACTCTTTATGGGTTGGTGGTGATAACCTTAACCCAACTGGTGCTCATACCTTACGTGTATTTGATGATGATGCTAATGGTGTAGGACGTGTACACGTTAATGGTGGTGATGATGGAGAGAGACAGACTATAACTGGACTATGGGTCGGTGGTGACGCAATCATCCGTGGATCAGGTGCTGGTACAGCTCCTGTAGAATCTGTTGGTGGTGGTCATTCTGGAGGTAACTTAACTATTGATGGTACCTTTACTGCTTTAAGTAATGGTTCTCACGAGATGGTTGGTGACCTAACAGTCACTAAGGACTTGTATGTCCGTGGTGGTAATATGCAGATGTACCAGCTAGATAGCGGTACTGATCTGCGTATTGATGTTCAACAAGCAAATACTGCTGCTGACAACAATTATATTACTGCACACGGTCAGAACATTGTAATTGGTGATGCTATTTGGTCTAACGATCACTTTGATGATGCATCAACTGCTAAGTTAGTTGCTCTCGCAGATGGATCCGCACGTATCGGTGATTCCGATGGTGGTATCCAGATGACTGATACCAGTATGGTTTCTATTGGTGCTGCTTCACCTGACATTGCACAGAGACTATGGGTTAAAGGTTCTACTAAGGTTGAACTTGATGGTGCTGAACTATTAACAGTTTACAACCAGACTACTCCTAGACTTACAATGAATAAGGATGGGCGTATTGATCTAGTTGGTTCTGGTAGCCTTACTGATCCTACTGGACGTTGGGATGCTAATGGTGCACTATCGATAGGACAAGATTTCCTAATTGCTAAGACACATATTAATGATGATGTAACCTATACCATTGACTCACAAACTGGTAACACAGTTATTGGTAATGATACTGATAACTCTGGTACATTAATCGTTCATAGTAACACTAACTCCTCTGATAAGGACACTGGTGCAGTTATAATTTCTGACGGTGGTCTTGGAGTTGAAGGTAACATCAATGCTGGTGGAGACATCAACGCTGGTGGAAATATGTCTTCTGCTGGTGGTACTCTTGACATCAACAATGGTGGATCTAATAACTTTAAGGTCAATACTGATGGTAGTATTGATATTAATCAGGTTACTGGATACTTTACTCCTACAGGTGGACGTAAGTGGGTTGGTGTTAGTGTTGATGGAGATCTAGAAGCCAATACTAACTACTACGTTACTACATTCGGTGCTGCTACATTAACTTTGACACTACCTTCTGCTCCTCAGAAGGGTGATGAGATTCGCATACTAGATACTACTGATGCTTTAACTTATAACAAAGCAATTCTAATACAAACACCTCAGGGTGGTGGTAGTGTTGTACCTGTTCAAGGAGATTCACAAGGTCAACTTGTTATCCAAACACCAGGTGCTGGTTTAGGTCTCGTATATCTTACTGCTTCAATCGGTTGGAGACTAATTGAACTATAATGAAGAATTTAGCGTCAATAAGAGGATTTAAGAACGCCTCTATAGGTACAATTATGTCGTGGACTGGTACAGGAAGCGACTTACCAATAGGTTGGTTAGCTTGTGATGGTACCACACTTAATGATGCTGATTATCCTGCACTAGTATCCGTTATAGGATATACTTACGGTGGTAGTTCAGGATCATCTACTTTTGTTCTACCAAACTTAAATGGACAGAATAGAGTACCAGTCCATAAAGGATCTGCATACGCATCCGCAACAGGTGGATCTACAACAACAAATATTACATTGAATGCCGAATGGCTTATTGATACTAGACCAAATAAAGTAGTATCATTCTCTGCACCTCAAGGTATACAATCAACTGGTCCTGGAGGATGTATATGGGAGCAAACTGCTAGTATTCAACCAAGAGTACTATCACACGATTGTTTACCCGCACACAATCATACTTACAGTATTCAAAACTGTAATGATCAGAGAACTGGTAATCCTAGTGCTGAATCTGGTGGTGACTGGAATGGTCATATTGCTGCTGGTAACTATCCAAAAGATTTTCAGTCAGCAGGTCAAGGAGCACCTCACGGTCACGGAAGTGTTAAATATACAGTAGAAAGAGGAAGTATTCAAATCGCTCCTTACACAAGGGATTATGATCCTGGCAATAGTACTGTGGCTCTAAATAATAATCCAGGTGTAGGTAATGCTCAATTGGCAATGAATACTCCATATCAAACAGCAATATACATCATCAAAGCATTCTGATGGCAAAGGTATACTCAGCAATTAAAGGAGCACAAGGTGTAGCACCAGGGGTTATTATACCTTTCTCTAGAGAAGTTCAAAATAGTAGTCAGCAATTGGAACGTGTTCCAGCTGGGTACTTAAGATGTGATGGAAGTGTATATCAAGCAGCAGATTATCCAGATCTTGCAAGAGTTTTGGGTGTAGGTGCTGCTGGTGGTGCTGGAATACCTGCTTGTAGATATCCAGCTGGAATTGCTGGAACTTCATTATTAAACCCCACACTAGATGCAGATGGCAACTTTACTGCTGGTACATTTTGTGTTCCTAATTTAGGAGCAAAGTATTTACAACCTAGTAATACAGCAGGTACTCAGTTTGTTGGTGATCCTGCAATGAGTGGTGGTGGTGTTGTTGAACGTGCTGGTATAGGATATAAAGCACAGATACAGAATGCAGCATCCAGTTCTTATACTGGATTTGTTCGTGTGGAAGAATATAAAGCTCCAGCAACAGGATCTCCTATATTAACAGTGGATCAAGCAGGTAATTCATCTGCTACTATATCCATTGCTGAGATAGATGCACACGATCACGGTATGACAGGTGCTAATGCACCTACTATGACACACCAACAACAGATTGGTTTTGATACAGACTTAACTGAGTTTGATAAGTATGGTGTTAACCTTTGGAAAGGTCCATCTATTGGTGTAGGTGGAGTTAACTTTCCTGGTTACTTCCCTATTAACCACACTGGTGCAGATGTTACTCATAGTCATAACTGTGGAGGTAGTGCTGCTTCTAATCAGTTTGAGTTTACTCAACCAACTATAGATATATCATTCTCAGGTTCTACCGCTTCTTGTGGTCTAACTGCTGATGCTAGAGAACATCTAAATCACGTTACATCTCCATATATGATTATGGAATTCATCGTCAAACATTAATGGCAAAGTATTATTCCCAGACAGGACCTGATTGGACAGGTGTACAAGTAGGCACCATCTCAATGATGCCTAAGGATAGTGCTGGTGCATATTATGCTCCTGATGGATGGATGGAGTGTAATGGTAGAAGTGTTAATCCTAATGAGTACCTAGGTTTATATCAAGTTATTCAAAATACATACGGAGGTAGTGCTAGTGGTAGTTTTCCTAACATTACTGGAGATTTTAAGGTACCAGATCTCAGAGATAGACGGATTGTCGGTACGGGAAGACTCAGACCTGACGGGGCTAGTCCTCAGTTAGAAGGATTAGATGCTGGTACAGTTAATAATTGTGGA